TAAGCCGTCGAGGGGAGCAGGGAGGAGACAGAACCCAAGAACCTGCTCCCCTCGCGGGAAACTAACTTACGGACACTGGCATTGAATCAGCCAGTACTTCTCGTTCTGCTTGTAGCACAAGCCACCCTTACCATTCTTCGCCTGGCCAAAGATGTCCTCTGGATCTTCAACGGTGCCCCCGCCAAGCGAAGTACCGTCCATCTTCTTGATAGTGGCCGAAGCCTCATTCGCCGTAGTGGCGCCCATGTCTTCTGTCAGTGAACATCGAAGCAATTTACCATCTCCCATTGCAGATATCATCAGTAGTCGGCCGTAGGCATCCTGTACAGCCACGCCATAGTCGCCTGTACCGATAGCAAAGTCCTCAAAGATGTTGAAGACTTTATGCGTCTTAGAGGACGCGTCCGGGTTCAGTACAGCCGTGATATCCCAGTCTCCAGCATTCTCTACTAGCTTGTAGATCTCACGAGTCGCTGTACTGGCCTCTGTTGACGATACTCTTTCTGCTACAGCACCTTTAAAGATGAAGACGTCGCCGGCCTGGCCAAGGGGTTCTTCCTGATGAGTACGCGGGGAATTCTGCCGTCTAGCTAGATCATCGGCCACTAGTCTAGCTAGTACCTTTGTATCGTTCTCAGATAGAAATGAAAGCTTCGGCATTACTGTGGCATTGCTGTGAGGTTGTACTTAGTCGTGCCTACCTGGCAACGAATGAAGTAGTCGGTAGGCTCACTGCGAGGGATGCTAGGATGATTGATTAGGAACTGCTGCGCCATGCCTGGCAAGATGAAACAGACGAGACTAGAACCCGCCCACACTTCTAGGATCTGCGAATCTATCACAGCTTGCTCTTCTTCAGTCGGTCGTACCTTCAACCGCTCACCTGCTAGATTCTCGATGACGATCATCGAGGGCTCTTCAACCCAGCCAAATTGAAGAAGGGAGCCTTCCTCTGTAGCCTTAATGATTCGACTGTAGTGCTCCTCCTCGATGTCCTCGATTGCAAATGTGAACGTCTTGTCTACTTGGCTGGGGTCCAGCTCTGTGCTTTCGTGTGTCACCTTCAACTGCGTAGTCACCCTAGCGAATTCGCGTGGGGCGTTCATCACATCCTCTAGCGTCCACTCTTCTGCTGTAGATTCAATCGGCTCAAAATTGTTTTCCACTTCTAACGGCATGTTCTGTCTCCTGCCTTATAGAATTGCGGGTATGCCTAGTTGAAAGAAGTTCTTCTCTGGATAGTACTTCACATCCTTGAAGACCGGGCTATTGGCGTCTGTCAAAGCCGCTCCAGATCCGTTAAGAAGTACTTTCGTATTCTGCCCGTTGCTATCCTTGTAGAGATCGAAGTGAGTGGGATTGGTTGCTGTGCCCCCTGGTTGCAGAACCTTTGTACCTTCGTCAAGGAACTTGCGGTCAAAGGTCTTCTTATCAACATCGAACGTGTAAGAGACAACAAAGTAAAACGTGCAACTGCCGTATAGCTTGCGAGACCAGCTAACATCTGACAGCTTTACCATCCGCTTTGTCAGTCCCCACATATTGTTGTCGTTGACAGTATCAACCATGTCAGCGATAGTGCCCAATGGGAGTATCAGGATGTTCTTCTCAATAATCACTTGCGGGCGGTTGGCATCGAACTCTACAACGGATCCGCGTACCACTTCGTGTGAGGACGTCTTGATGGCTTTGCCATCTTTGTCCTTGTCCATCTCCTGCGTGTACTTGACAAAGGATCCACTTAGTCTGTCTGGCTCTGTAAGCGGATTGTCTACGGACGTATCTTGGCAACGTTCTAGCGGCTTGGTGGTAAACGTTTGCGACACTACCCAATGATTATCACGCTCACCGCGGACTAGTGGCTTGACTTTCCAATCCGGCCAGCAGTAAGCGAACAGATCTGAGTCATTGCCGAATGCCCAAGTAGAGCCAATAAGCGGGAGACCCGATGCTCCGAAGACTATATTTGGTCCGTCCAAGACATCCGTTGTACGAACTAGCCAATCAATGTTGTAGAACCGATGGCCGTCCTTATCACGGGTAGCCCCCCAATCTACGATGTCTTCTACTATGGCGCTCATGCTATGTCCGCCGGTCCTATTACGATGTTGTCTAGCCCATCTGTGCCTGTGTTCTCTTGGATTGCTTCAAGAGTCTGGAGCATCTTCTTATCGATCTCTACACTCTGCTTCTCCACTGCCGTCTTGGCATTGATGTTTAGCGGGGTCTTAGCCTGTCGCGATCGGAAGTCAGCTAGCCTAGCAGACGCTGCTGCTGTACCCGCTTGTAACGCTTGGATGCCTGATGCTCCGAAGTTAACCGTATAGTCCTTCTTGGTTTGCTTCTCAGCATCTTCCAACGCACGAGTAAGGGTTTCCGTATCAATGGCGCCCATCGAGAAGAGATGATTCAACTCCTTACGTCGTTCGGCTAGCTTCTCTTCTTCCGTCATGTACTGCTTGGCTATCTGCTTGCCACGTTGCAGCATCTTCTCATGTTCTTGTCTGGCTTGCTTCTCGGCGTCCATCCAATTCAACTTGTTGATGATCGACTGGGCTTCTTGGAGCTGTGCCATAGAGGCCCCTTCAAGCTTCAGTTTGTAGATGTCAACTTCGCGAGACGTCATGCCATACGTCTCGGCTTGTATCTTCAGGTTCTCAGTGACTTGCTTGATGTTTTTGTCTAACTGCGATTCCTTTGCATCGGGAGCTAAACTGAATCCCTTGCCTTCTGCTTCTTTCTTTACTGGTGCAGTAGCCTTAGCCATAGCAGCATTCAACTTGTCCAGATGCTGCTTAGCTCCCTTGAGTTGCTGTTGCTTCTCTTTCAATTCCTCATTAGCTAGTTGCAAAGCTTTCGCGCCGATGAAGTTCTGCCACATCGTATCCTGCTTCTTAACTTCTGCCGCGGCACGATGCAGTTGTCCTTGGTAGCCATGAACTTCTGCCTTAGCTCGTTTGATCTCTTCTGCTAGGAAAGTCTTCTTTGCAGACCCAGTCATCCCCTCAGCTTGCTTCAGTATGTTACCTCGTCGCTTGCTGTGTATCTTAGCTAGCTCACTACTAAGTTCACGGCCACGTTCAAGCTGGGTATTGAACTCCTTGATAGCCGCGTTAGATTTGTATATCGCTGTAGCCAACTTGAACCCGACCCAAAGAATCAATCCACCCATGGCTACACGTAGCAGTACCGTAGCATTGAGTAGCCCCATCATAGCCGCGGTCATCGACAACAGGGCTGGTCCGAGTACCGCGATCGCATTCGCCATCAATCCAAGTGCAATCAGTAGAGGACCAATAGTAGCTGCTACTACCGCCACTACCGCAATGACTGTCTTCGTTGTTTCGTGCAGTCCTTGATACCACTTGATCAAGTCGCGGATCTTGTCAGACAGCCAAGTCAGCACAGGAACTAGTGCCTTGCCTACCTCACTCGCAAACAGCATTATTTGATTAGTAGTGACCTTCATCTGCTTGGCGAAAGCAGTCAACTGAGTACTAGCGACTTGGTTGGTAGCATCTCCAGCGGCCTTCTGACTGCGGCGATAGTCCTCCATCGCATCCGACAATCCTATCAGTGGTAGGATGGACTTCTGCGCTAGAGCAGCGAAGCCCAACTGCTCCAGAGCTACTGTGCGTTGCGGTCCTGTCAGATCCTTGAACGCTACTTCCATGTCGCGGATGATTGCCACGAAGTCTCGATACTGTCCCGTAGCTTCGTCTACAACCTTAATACCCATCTTCTGGAATACTTTGCCGTTCTCTGCAAAGGCTTTCTTCAGAAGACGGGTGGATCGTCCTAGAAGGTTACCCGCCTCAGCTCCCTTCTTACCTTGACTAGCATAGGCTCCTAAGACAGCCAAGGTAGTTTCTAGGGACATTCCAAACTGACGAGAGGCTACCGCAGCATCGGCTGTCAGGGATTCTGAGAACTGTTGCACACTAGCATTTGCTATCTGGTTCGCCCCTACTAACTGATCAGACAACTTGATCAAGTTTTGCAAGTTCTTGACAGGATCTTTTGACGACATGCCCAAGGCTGTTTGGGCATCAGTCAGTAGATCAGTCGCGGTTGCCATATCAAATGCACCAGCTACCGCAAACCGTTCTACTGCAGGCAGAGCTTTGATAGATTGCTGGGCATTCATACCAGCTGAAGCTAAGAAGAAGTAAGACTTGGCTAGGTCTCTCGCAGATGTAACTGATCGGCCGGAGATCTGCTTTGCCACTCCTTCCATCTCGGCACGTAGTTCGGGAGTCACGCCTTTCATGATAGACAATGACTCAGTCATCGCGTTATCAAAGTCGCTGAAAGCTTTAACACCCAATGCGCCAAAGGCAACTATCGGTGCAGTGACTCGCGTAGTAAGCATCCGACCAGTCGCAGTCAGATCCCTAGCCATGGACTTGAAGTGCTTTTGAAACCGAACTACAGCATTGCCAGCATCGTCGAAGTTCTTCTTTGTCTGCTGGCGGAACTGAGCTGTGGCACGATTCATCTCCTCTGCGGCGCGTTTAGTATCACGTACGGCATCATCGATCATCTTGGAGTAATTCTCTGAATCACCCAAGAGCCGGATCACCATCCGTTCTAGTTCTTGCGCCGAAGCCATTTACTTACCCTTCTTGGGTCTGTACCCAGTAGCTACAAACCAAGCGGCTTTAGACATAGCAGTACGAGCTTCAATAGACATCGCCTCCTGCGACTTCCTTCTTGCTGTCATACGATAGCTTACGCGGAACTTGTCTCCCTTGATGCCTCTTGGATTCTTTACCCATGATCTTCTTATTTCTGCCTGTAGTTCGGCGGTTGCGTCTAAGATTGGGTTGAACCTGTTGGCCCACTCTTCACTACCAAGAAACACGTTCCACAAATGAAAGTCAGAACTGCTCGTCTCCATCTTCGTACGCTGAAGGGACATGCCTAGGTGAGATGCTAGAAAAAGCCAATCTAGCTCCTCACCTTTCAATCGTTTTTTGCATCATCCTCTGCAGCTTCCTTGCCATCATCCATTCCGCTCATCTGGCGGATCTTCTTTGTGAGCTGTTCAGTGACACGCGAGGGAAGTTTCATCTCCTTGACTTCCGCCATCGTGAAGAACTCACGATTCTTCTTGCGCATCAAAGCGAGAGAGATCAACAACTCGTCCACACCTTCAAAGTCTTTGATGCCAGCGAACTCGCCGCCAGCCATCTTAGTCTTCTGGACCATAGCAGAGTTGTGCCGAGATCGACGTGGACCATCCAATTCTTGTAGGATGCACTCCAGCTTTCTATTCTCGCCGTCCTTGCTCCACACTAAGGTGCACTCTTCTTCCTTCAAGTCGCATTCAAATACCAAAGCATCGCTCATAGTTCTGTCTCCTTTAAGCGAGTGTTAACCGTCTTCTGCTTCGTCTTCTGCTTCTGCTTCTGCTTCGTCTTCATCAGACGTTACCAAAACGTTCTCTTCTCCTGGCAATTCGGCTAACGCTTCTTCCATCAATCCGCGATTGTATGGAGTTGTTGCTGTTCTAGCCGCAAGCACCAAAGCATCTTTGATCTTCTGCGTATCCATGCCTGTCTCCAAATATGAAAATGGGGAGGGTAGAGGCGAACTACCCTCCCCGAACCCGCATTCAACGATCCGTTAAATAGGCGCCGTGTAAACAGGAGCAGTTTCAGCCAAAGTAGTTTTGTGCTTCAGCGTGGGAATGATCACGATCGTAGCTTCCGGCTGCTCGCCTTCAACATTCTCAGACGGTGTGAACTCATCCAAGTAACCGTAGAAAGCAAGTGTAGCGCCATCAGGCCAAGTGATGGTAACTAGATCATTGTTATTGCAAAGAGCAATAATCTCCGTCCACGTGCCGGGATCATACGCAACCACCATTTCCATCGGACCAATCGTAATCAGCTTCTTAGGCATACGAGTACGATAGGTCGTATTCTTCATGGTGGTGACTTCTTTTTCGCCACCACCAGAGACAGAAGGCGGCGTGACCGACTTCTCCTCAAACAAGACCGTAGCATCGGCCGTAAAGACTACTGTTGTCTTATAGCCATCATCCTGCAGTGCCATAAGTATCTCTCCTATGAGTTAACTGTAAGCCGCACCAACGAGAACATTTTGAGCATTAGCCTCATCGGCGTGGCTCAAGAAAGCGAAGGTTACAACATCACCCGCAATCGGGTTGACTTCTCCTTCGTCTTTGTACCAAAACCAAGCTCCGCCGCTTTCCAAGTCGCGGGCGTAGTCTTCTACACTATCTGCCCCTGCCCACACTACAATTGCCTTTGCTGCGTTACATCCACAACAAAGCAAGTCGCAATCATCCCCTGTAAGATCGAAGTCGATCTTCTTCGGTACTGTGCCTGTAATGTCCGATGCAGCTGCAGGAAGTACGTCGCCTGTCATACCCGTAAATGGCACTGACGTTCCCGACACTGTTCCAACCGTTCCCTGCCTGGCTTGTCCTGTGGCCCAATACAAATCAATGAGGTCGCCGGTTGTGATCGTATGTCCAGCATCATCCATCGTCAGCGTACCAGCAGTATCACTAGTACGAGTAGTGAGCGATGCGCCCCAAGCCTTGGGTACTGTTACATTCCCACCAGCACCTAGTTCGGAGTCTGCATTGATGGTCTTAGCCTCTTGGATTGAGACGCCGCCAACTTGGATTTGTTTTTGTATGGTTGCCATTACTCTGGATCTTCTGTGATGCTCAAGAAAACAGTTAGAGCAAACTGCCACCGTCTCCTATTGCCTTCTTCCTGTCCAAGAGTTAAAATATTCCCTCTTGTTGCTGCATTTATCAGGAATCGGGCGCCCTCTACTGTAACGAAATAACGATGTAGCTTGTCAAGTTCTTTTGCGATTGCGGACAGCTTCGATCGTCCATCTCTGTACGTTACTGCGCGACTTCTGATCTGCACTCCATGCTTCTCTACAGTCGTTCCCGACTTCTGAAGTCTGCCTTGAGTTCTCCCCTCAATGTCAATAATCGCAATCAGCTTGTCGGGTACATCGTCACCGTCGATCATCTGCCCTACAATACCTGTCCAATCCAACTGCGCATTTTCGTTGGGGTCTTCGATCTGCCCTGTCTCTAAGAGCCATCGGTAAAGTACCGCAGCGGGTGGTTCTGTTAAGCTCATCTCTTCGCCTTTCTCAAGGACCGCTTGATCTCATCGGCGACTATCTTCTTACCCTTCCGCTTGTTATTCTTCAGCGCGATGGTAAGAAAGTGATGCGTCTTCCCTGAAGCATGCTGGGCGTTTACGTTCTCATGTACGAAGATGCCATAATTGGTGCCGTACGATACGACGACTTCGGGATTCGTTTGCTTTACACCACTACCGCTTATCTTCCTAGTGTTCGCACTGTTGCGAAGTGCGCCGGTATCAACTGGCACGATCTTCTGACTGTCTCGCTGTACTAACAATCCGAACTTTACGAGTCCTCTAGCTAGAGCAGCATTAACTCGCGTATGTTTAGCATAGAGCTTTTTGATAACTCGTTTGGACTGCTCGTCTAGTTTGAGTCCCTTAGCCATTACACGTATGCCGTTCGCAAGTAGTTCTTAACGTTGAAGTCTGGTAGCTTGTCATATCGAGCGATTACCAT